GTCTTAGGTTTTGGTGTCAACTTTCTAGTCTCTCCACTAGCCGCAGGTTTTGGTTTTGTTATACCACAGGCTGATACTTCAGTTATGCTACCAGTTCTCATGGGAATGTTAGGTCTTGGAACAATGCGTTCCTTAGAAAGAATTAAAGGGGTTGGAAAATGATTTCTAGTTTTAGAAAGGAAGACATCTTTCCTAGTTCTATAGATGTTCCTTTAAGGGATAATAGACCTAAGACTACCGTAGCACCTAAGACTACCGTAGCACCTAAGACTACTGTAGCACCTAAAAAGCCACAGTCCTCTTTATTCTCTGATCCACACTTAGGACAAGTAGCGCCTAAAAGAAACGAAGCACCAATAGTACCTAAACCTGCTGTTGTGTTAGACCCTAAAAGAACGACTAATAGTCTTTTCTCTGATTACTTAGGAGGAGCAGGACAACAGAAAGAACAAACACAAACTCCTGTTTCATCGGGTGTTGATCCTTCGTTGTATACAGACCCTCCTCGTCAAAGCAGTGAACAGCCTAAAGAAACTGCACCTAAACCGACTACGCCTCCTTTATATAGTCCTGTTAAAACAGATTACTATAATAAAGCACAAACAGATAGCAGTGGAAAAGTTATACAGTATTTCCATGTCCCTACACCAAAGGCTTCAGGTACTACAGGCACTACAGGGACTTCAGGTCTTCCTTCTATTAGCACACCTGACTATGGAACAGCGGCTACATATGATAGTGCAGAGGAAGCGTTAGCTAACTATGCTAATGTCTTTGCGGAAACTGAGTCTCAAAAAGAAGAGACAGCACAGACACATAATTATAATAACTATGACCCTGCTGATTTTGCTAGAGCAGGATATAGTGGCGTAAAAGACCCTGCATTACAAGGACAAGCAGATAAACTTGTTTCCTACATACAGGACAACAATATACCTCTATATAAAGAAGTAGAAGGTAAAAAGTATTACTTGACTACAGGATCAGGGGACGCTACTAACACTCTTCTTGGAATGACGGAAGGAGATAAGAACGGTAACTATGTATCCTACGGAGAAGTAGGGACATACTCTACTGTTTTTGAACCTGCTGAAAACATATTAAATCATCCTGTATTACAAGTTGCCGCCATGTTTGTTCCTTACGGTACAGCTATCCTAACAGCCGCTAAAGGAGTATCAGGGGAAACTTTACACGCAGGGGATTGGGCTAGTTTAGCTAGTGCAGGTCTTGAGAAAGCAGGGTACACTAAAGCCCCTAGCACTGTGGATGGTGTTAAGGATGCAGGACATGGTTTATCAATAGGCGGTGTTGATTTAACTTACGCTCAGACCAATGCATTACTTAAGGGCGCTATTACAGGAGACCCTACACAAGCTATTGCTGAGACAGTAACAAGCCGTTACCTTGATAACATTCTTTCTAACGCAGACTCTTCTTTAGGTCAGTCTTTAGATGCTTTAGAAATGGATAAAGATGTTTTTGCTGATGCTTTATCCAACGTAGTAGGTAAGGTTGCTAATGGTGAAGACTTAGATGATGCTGTACTTTCAGGCTTTGCACAGTACATTAGAGAGGATGGTACATTTGAAGGTAACATTGTCCCCGATTGGCTCAGTGAAGCAGGTAGGGACTTTGATGATGCTATCCTACAGCCCATTAAAGACGCTGTAGAATTAATGGCAGGTGGTGTACTAGAAGGTTCGGAGGAACTCTTTAATGTTCTAAAGGAAGCAGGGTCTGGTGTAGCTGACACAGTACGTCCTTACTGGGAAACAATACGTGAAGCAGGAAGTGAGTTTGATGATGATTACTTACATCCTCTTGAGGAAACTGTTGAAGCCTTCGGTGAGCCTATTGAAGATGCAGTACGTGCAGTAGGTGGAAGCATGGAGGAAGCCATGCAACCTGTCAAAGAGTTCCTAGAGGAAATTGGGCCGTCTATTGAGGACACCTTACGAGCAGGGGGTAGAGCCTTTGATGATTACATTCTACAGCCATTAAAAGACTTACTTGAAGGAATACTCAAGAATATATCATTAGGTGGCATAGGAGCAGGAGGAGCAGGAGGCGGTGCTTTGTTAGCCGCAGGTGCAGGTACTGGTTCTGATGATCTCTTTAAATTTAAAACACAAGTGGGCGCAGATTTACCAGAGTTTGAGGAAGTAGCATACCGCGACCCTTTTGAATCCATGTTTCAGTCAACAATCGCATAGGAATAATAATGACTTACTTACAGCTTGTTAATAGTGTACTGCGGAGACTACGAGAGGACGAAGTATCTTCAGTCTCACAGAATAGCTATTCAAAACTTATAGGAGAGTTTGTCAATGATGCAAAACGTACAGTGGAAGATTCCTACGATTGGACAGCTTTACGTACCACATTGACAGTCTCTACAGATACTACTAGTTTTAACTATATCCTGACTGGTTCACAAAATAGAATGAAAGTGTTGGATGTCATTAACGATACCTCTGATTTCTTTATGCAGTACCGTGGTTCTCGTTGGATGGACAATGCTTTCTTAATAGAGACACCACCTTTAGGCTCACCTCAGTTCTATAGCTTTAACGGTGTAGATGCAAATGGTGATAATGGTGTAGATGTCTACCCTAAGCCTGATGGTGTTTATCAGTTAAGGTTCAACGTAGTGTTGCGTACAGAGGACTTCACAACGGACACAGAAAGACTTGGTGTTCCTTCCTCTCCTGTAATACAACTAGCTACAGCATTGGGAGCAAGAGAGCGAGGAGAGACAGGAGGAACAAGTGCGGCTGAGTTGTTTGCTTTAGCAGACAATACGTTAGCGGATGCTATAGCTATAGATGCATCTCAACATCCTGAAGAAAACATCTGGTATTCTTAAATGGCTCAACAACTACAAAACCTTACTATAGCCGCACCTGCTTTCTTGGGTATAAATACTCAGGATTCTCCTGTTGGCATTGATCCTTCCTATGCTTCCATTGCAGACAACTGTGTAATAGACAAGCTAGGTAGAGTAGGTGCAAGGAAAGGTTGGACTACTGTTAGTTCTAATGGTTCATCCGTTCTAGGCTCAAGCCGTGGCATAGAGACTATATATGAGTATATTGATACTTCAGGTGATAAGGTTGTACTATCCGCAGGTAACAATAAAATATTCTCAGGGACTACAACTTTAACGGACATAACACCTTCTAGTTATTCTCCTTCAGGAAATAATTGGAAGATTGTGTCATTAGCTAACCATGCTTATTTATTCCAAAGAGGACATGAACCCCTAATCTATACTGATGAAAGTGGGTCAGGAGTCCTTGAGAAGTTCTCAAGCCACTCACACGCCACAGGAACACCCCCACAAGGTAATGAAGTCCTGTCTGCATTTGGTAGGCTTTGGGTAGCGGATGTTACAAATAATAAGCACACTGTCTACTGGTCTGATTTATTATCAGGACACGCATGGACAGGCGGTTCTTCAGGGTCAATAGATATTACTACTGTATGGCCTAGTGGTTTTGATGAGATAGTCTCACTAGCGGCTCACAATGGCTTTCTAATCATCTTTGGTAAGAAGTCTATACTTGTGTACTCAGGAGCATCCTCTCCTGCCTCTATGGCCCTTACAGACACAATAGAGGGCATTGGTTGTATTGCTCGTGACTCTGTACAACAAACAGGCACGGACATTATATTCCTATCTGATTCAGGTGTACGTAGCTTTGGTAGGACAATACAAGAAAAGTCTCTACCTATGAGAGACATTAGTAAGAATGTAAGAAGTGATTTACTGGCTTTAATACCTTTACAAACGTATGCTATTAAATCTGTATATTCCCCTGAAGATTCTTTTTACTTACTTACTTTTCCAAACAGTAACATAGTTTATTGTTTTGATATGCGAACTACTTTACAGGATGGTTCTAACAGAGCAACTACTTGGTCTGCTTTATATCCTTTGTCTTTTTCCGTACAGGAGACAGGTGAACTTTATATAGGCATAGACTCAGGAATTGTTAAGTATGATTCTTACTTAGATGGTGCTACTAAGTATCAGCTTAGATACTTCAGCAATGCAATGGATTTTGGTAATACATCAAACCTTAAGTTTTTAAAGAAGTTTAACTTAACTATTGTAGGTGGACAGAACACACCTACAACTCTTAACTGGGGTTATGACTACACTTCAAGTTACACTAAACAAACTTTTGTTTTTGGTTCGTCCTCCCTTGCTGAATATGGAGTTTCGGAATACAACACAACTGGTGAATATACAGCATCTGTAGTTGTAAATACTCCAAAGGTAAATACAAGTGGTAACGGAGAGGTTGTAACTATTGGCATTGAAGCTGAGATAAATGCTTCTGCTTTTTCTATTCAAAAAATTGACATACACGCTTTACTAGGGAGACTTATCTAATGTCTAATTATACAAAGACAACTAACTTTGCAACTAAGGACTCTCTAAGTTCAGGAGACCCAAATAAAATTGTTAAAGGTACAGAAATAGATTCTGAATTTAATAACATTGCTACAGCTAGTGCAACAAAAGCAAACACAGCTAGTCCTACGTTTACAGGAACTGTTACAGCTACTACTTTAAATGTCACTGGCACTATAACCGCTGATACTATTTCTGGAGGATCATACTAATGTCAATGTTTGCAGGAGACCTAAGTTCTAAATACTTAAGGCAGGGATATGGTATGCCCACATCTTCCTTAAGAAATCAACCAACACAAGCAGGGATGGGAGTATCTTCTACTATTAAACAGCCTCTACGTAACACTGGTGGAAGAGGCTTGCCTAACCTTAGAGAAACCTCTGCCTACAAACAAGGACTGACAAGAAACATTGATCAGAACATGGGTGGTTATGTCAACCCTAGCCTTTTCTCTGATCCTAATTTAGGGCGATCACAAGGTAGAGATCAAGGGCCGATAGGAACTGGAGTTCCTGCATCTGACGTACCTGCTTTTAATCCAAAGTACAATTCTGGTATTGCAGGCGGTATAGTAAGTAGAGCGCAACTAGGCACTGTACGTACTGCATCCGATGGACCTGCTTTTGATCCGCATAAAGCTAATATGGAATTAGGACAAGGCGGAAGAAAGAAATTCACGACCCAAGCTGTGCCTGTTGCTAATCCTAATTTAGGACAACCAAACCCCTATCAGGCCAATGTCAACTGGATGAACCAAATGGCACAGAAGAATGCACAGGTTGGTTCTGATGGTAGTTCTATTTTCCCTACGTTTAGTTATGACCCAAACACAAACCAGTATATGCAAGACTCCTCTGCATTTGGCCTTACAGGGGACGCGGCAAATACTTACTACAGCCCCGAAGATTTCCAATCTGAATTTGGTAGAACATTAGGTAAGATGCCATCACCAGGCGGTATGGACTCTTATTTGACAGGCAGTATGGGTCAATTAGCTAATAGAAAATTTACGATGATGCCACAAGGTGGTAGTGACCAAGGGCCAATAGGCACTGGGGTTCCTGCATCTGACGTACCTGCTTTTGACCCTAGCTATAACTCTGGAATTACAGGCGGTATGCAATTAGGACAAACAGGACAAGACGTACCACCAACAGGCATAGCTAACGATCCTGTGCTAACTGGTAGTGCTGATGATCTTAGCAACCCATATTACTACAATTCTGGTATTGCAGGAGGTGTGCAACAGTATGGCGGTAGTTACTCTGATCCTAGCTTAGGACAAACAGGCATAGCTAATGATCCTGTGCTAACTAACGGTAGTGGGTACTTTGATACCTCTGGTGGTGCTAATACTTATGGTCAAACACCTACAGGACAAGCAGGGGGAGGATTGAACTACTCAGGTATGTCCCCTAGCACTGGTGGCTTAGATACAGGAATGGGGTTGTTAGGATTAGGTGGTTTATTTACTGGAGGTTCTTTACAAGACATCTTAGGAAGTTTTGGGCAGTATTATGGAGGTAAGGAAGGAATAGAAGCCGCTTATGGTGCAGGTGAAGCAGGTTTTAATTTAGCTGAACAAGTAGGCCAACGTGCGGCTGAAGGTTCTCAGTTCAAACCCTACACGGTCACAAGTAACCTTGCTCAAGTACAGACTGATCCCAGAGGTGGTTACAACGTAAACCTTAGCCCACAACAACAAGCATTACAGAATCAAGCACTAGGACAAGCAGGTCAATTCTTTGGTCAAGTAGGTTCTTATGATCCTTCCATAGCCGCACAACGTGGAGCAATGGGCGGTCTGTTTGGTCAATCACTAGGACAGTACGGTCAACCTACTGGTTTGGAAGGTTTAACCCAAGCAGGTATCTCAGGCGCAGAGGGTTATTTAGGTTCAGCAGGACAGCCTTCTGACATTGAAGCCTTACGTGCACAGTACGCAGGACTAGCAGGTCAAGCAGGTCAAGGCTTACTTGTGTCACCCGAACAAAGACAGGCTAATATATATGAGTCTATTAGAGCAACACAGACTCCTGAAGAACAACGTCAGCGTTTAGCTTTAGAGGAGCGTATGTTGGCTCAAGGACGTACTGGTGTTTCCTCCGATGCATACGGTGGTGCTTCCCCAGAACTGTTAGCTATGGAAACTGCTCGTCAGGAAGCAATGGCTCGTGCAGGGTTGTCAGCTAGACAGCAAGCTATGGCAGAACAACAGCAAGGACTAGCGACTGCTCAGTCTCTAACAGGGCTTACTACAGGACTAGCAGGTACTTCCTCTGACCTTGAGACAGCAGGTATTGGACGAGGTACTGCCCTAGCTAACTTAGGTCTTGCAGGGACACAAGCAAGCAACACAATGGGTAGACAGCAACTAGAAGACCTACTAAGTTTACAGCGTTCCGACATTTCCAGTGCACAACTACAGCAAGCACTACAGCAAGGAAGATTAGGTTTAGGCACAGGTATGCTACAGGCAGGATATACGCCACAAAACCAAGCCCTTGAAATGCTAAGACAAAGCCAAGTCCCTGCACAGTATGCAAGCGCAGGAAGACTACAAGGTGCTGACCTACAGGCACAGCTTGGTACGGCAGGTGTTGAGTCCTTAATGCAGGGAAGTCAGTTAGCTAATGAACTGAGACAACAGCAGTTAGCTGCTTCATTACAAAGCGTGTTAGGCGCACAAAGTCCAACAACTGGAAGCTTTGGTGGTGGTTTATTAGAAAAGCTTTTTGGAGGCAGTGGTGGAGAATATGATTGGCTTCCTGATTGGATAGGTAATCCTGTTTATTCTGATTTAGAGGATGAAACGGACGAGTATGATGATTATTATGATTATGACGGAGGAGAGTAGAGATGGCTAACCCAACAGATTTACAAGGTATGCTGACTTCTCAGCTATTACAACCACAGGCACAAGCGGCTATTCCGTCT